CGGGCAGATAGCTATGCTAGAGCAATTATCAAAACGACAACTTACAGGGTTTACAACGATATGCGTACAAGATCTGCAGAGGAATTAGGGATAGATACTTTTTACTACTCTATCAAGTCGTCTGCTAGAGCTGCATGTGCTCCATTGCAAGGTAAGATTGTCACTAAAGGTCAAGGCAGAACAATAAACGGCCTTACTATTCATAGTTTGCTAGATTATGGTTTTGGTACTGCTGGGGGATGTCTAGGTGTCCATTGTGGTCATTATCTTACGCCTTTTATCGTAGGGGTAAATGAAATACCAGACTTGCCAGACTATATGAAAGACTTAACGCCAGAACGAGCAGAAGAAAATGCACGCATCGAGGCTAAACAAAGAGCACTTGAACGTGCAATCAGAAATCAAAAAGAGCGCCTACACATTGCTAACCAACTTGGAGATGATGACCTTATCACCATGGAGCGTTTGAAACTACGGAACTTGCAAGGTAAAATCAAAAATCTAGTAGATCAGCATGATTTTCTGGGGCGTGATTATACTAGAGAAAGATTATTCTCAACACCATCATCATACAATAAAATTAAAACCAAGTTAGAGGCAGAAAAAGCTATTTTAGTTAAGCGTAGGGAGTTAAAAGATGGTATAATTGGAGTGAAAACAGTGGATAACCTAAGTGTCAATGGTATATCCATGCATGTTGCTGAAAGAGCTATACAGCGTGGTGGAACAGTTGAGAGCTTAACAGATGCTATGATTAATCCATTAGAGATAACGGCAATTAAATATGACAGTGATGGTCATCCATCTAAACAGTATAGGGGAGCTGTCTCAACAGTAGTTGTTAATCCTGATACTGGAAATGTTATTTCAACTAATCCAACACGTAGAAATATCAGGAAAAAATATGGAGTTTACAAAAATGAAACTAAGTGATGTATTTTCGAGTGTAGAGTTTGGACAAATTAAAAAGCACTTGACAAAATGGGAGTATGATAAAGAATACTCTGACAGTGAAATCGATCTTTTTGATGAGGAATTAGATGATCTCAATCAAGAAATAGGTTACGAAAATAAATTTGGTATTTTTCTATCCGATATGATTGGCAAATTACGAACCAATTCACAATACTAATGTGTGAAACACCTAGAAAAATCTAGGTGTTTTTTGTTGCCTTTTTTTGTGCCTAAAACCGTAAAAAATCCCATTCCATCCAAAGTAAACTTAAGTAGTAAATAATATTTTGCTTTTCGGTGGGAGTTGTCCACCTAAAAAGAACTAAGGAGGTACAAATGGCATTTACAACAGAGGAACTACTCAAACTTGGATTGACAGAGGAACAGGCTAAATCAGTCTTTGCCTTGCGAGGAAAAGAGCTCAACGAGGACAAATCAGCCTTGGAAACTATCACCAAAGAGCGAGATAGTTTGAAAGGCCAGTTAGAAAAAGCAGAGGAGCAAGTTGAACACTTGAAATCGCTTGAAAGTATCAGCGCTGAACAAAAAGAGGCGATTGATAAATTGCAAGCGGATTATGACAAGTATAAACAAGAGGCTGCTGATGAACTGGCAAAAACAAATAAGGTGAATGCTATCAACCTTGCTTTGAAAGATACCACAGCACACAATCCATCAACCTTGATGAAGTTTATTGATGTTGATGCCATTGAACTAGATGAAAGTGGCAAACCTAAACTAGATGACATCCTCAATGGTCTAAAGGAAAGTGACCCATATCTTTTTAAAGCAGAAGAAGATGGCAAGCCTAACCCAAATATCGTTGCGTTTGGAAATCCAACAGCAACAGACCCAGCACCAGATGCCTTTGCACAGGCATTAGGGCTAACAGAATAAAAAGGAGGAATAGTAGATGTCAATCAATTACATCACAAAACATGAGGGGCAGTTTGAAAAACGCCTTATGCAAGGCTCATTGACTGCCATTCTTGAAACGCCAAAAGTAAATTGGCTCGGTGCAAAATCATTTGAATTGCCAACAATCTCTGTAACAGGATATAAGGCACATACACGCTCTAAGGGTTACAACTCAGGTACAGTATCAAATGATAAAAACGTTTATACTCTTGGATTTGACCGAGATGTTGAGTTTTTTGTTGATACAGCAGATGTTGACGAAACAAACCAAGAGCTTTCAGCCGCTAACATCTCAAATACATTCATTTCAGAACATGCAACACCAGAAGTTGATGCTTACCGCTTTTCTAAAATCGCAACAGCTGCAATCAATGGTCATCATTTCAAGCAAGAGGATAGCATTACTCCAGAGAATGTCTATGGAATTTTGAAAGCTGCTATTTTGCCAATGCGTAAATATGGAGCATCAAACCTTGTCATGTATGTATCTAGCGAGGTAATGGATGCCCTAGAGCGTGCTAAAGACTTTACACGCGCAATCGCTACTACATCACCTCAAGGAATTGACACACGTGTAACATCGCTAGATGGAGTGCAACTTATCGAGGTTTGGGATGATGCACGTTTCAAAACTCAGTTTGATTTCACAACTGGATTTGTAAAAGCTGGTGGCGGTAAAGATATCAATTTCTTGATCGTGGCTAAGACAGCTATCATTGCCAAAGCTAAATTTAACTCTATCTATCTCTTTGCTCCTGGGCAACACACAGAGGGTGATGGTTACCTATACCAAAACCGTTTGTACCATGATTTGTTTGTCTTGAAATCTCAAGAAGATGGGGTTTACGTTTCACATAAATCAGCATAGGAGGTAGCAGATGAAGAAATACATCAAAGAAAATCAAGTTTATACCGTGCAAGAGGGTAGTGAGCTTGAGGTACAACTTATGGCAGATGGCTTTGAGGAATTGGTGGAAGATGGTGGCGAGCTTGAAACACCAAAGGAAACTAAGGATAAAGGTAAAGAATAATGGCTAAGTATAAAGCAATTAAGAACCTAATTTTAAAGACACCTGGTATTTATGTGACAGAGGGAGAATTTGTTGAGCTTGAACCGAATTATGCCGATCAAGTCAATAAAGACCTCAAGCAAACATTTCCAGATGTCAATGCAGTTTTAGAGCTTGTAGAAGATGTGCCCACACAATTTGAGCAAGTTGAATAAATAAGGGGTGGCAACACCCTTTATTTTTAAGGGAGGTTACGCATGACTTATTTGACACAAAAGGAGTTCGATGAGCTAGATTTTGATGAAGTTACAGACTTTGAAAAATTGGCAAAACGGGCAAAGATAGCGATTGACCTATACACTAACGGTATTTATCAGAAAGGCATTGACTTTGAAAAAGAAATTGCCTATCGGAAAAATGCTGTTAAGCTTGCTATGGCTTTTCAAATCGCCTATCTCGATTCATCTGGCATTATGTCAGCAGATGACAAACAGCTAGCCAATAGTGTCTCTATTGGCCGTACATCAATCTCTTATAGCACCTCACGAAGCACATCAGCAGGTCAGCAATTTAATTTGTCTATGGATGCTGAAAATGCTTTGAGACAAGCCGGCTTTAGCCTAGTTGTTGGAGTTGTATATGATCGATAAGCGACTATTAAAAGGGATTGACAAGCGTTTGTTAAAGGATGTCATAACTATAAAGAAAGTAACTGGCAAAAATGATTATGGGGATGAAGTATATTCAGAACCGTTGACTATTAAAAATGTACGTTTTGATAGATCAGTGGGGGCATCTGGTAATCATAACTCAAAATCTGGCACAGGAAATTCAAAATCAAGGCAAAAACAAGGGGTTATATACCTCTATCCATCCCTTTCTTTTGTGACAGCCGATGATAATTGGATGGGTGCAAAAGTAAACGATGGGATAAGAGATTACACAATTAATGGATATCAAACTAACTATTATGATGGTAAGATATTCAGTCAAGAAATTGAGGTGATCTAATGAGTATTGCTATTAAAGTTGACTTGCAAAGAGCCAAACAGAAACTTTCGAGCGAATCCATGACAAGAGGAAAGATTGCAGTCGCTAGCAAAATCTTGCTAGATAATGAGCAATATATCCCCTTACGAGGAGGAGATTTAAGAGCTTCTGGCCGAATCGTTGGACAGGGTGATGCTGTTGTTTATGGCACAGTTTATGCTAGGGCACAATTTTACGGTTCAAATGGTATTGTCACCTTTAGGAGATATACCACTCCAGGGACAGGAAAACGATGGGATCAAGTTGCTACTCGCAATCATGCCGAAGAATGGGCTAGAGAATTTGTGAAAGGGATGGGGCTTTGATGCGAGAGAATGACTTTCAAAATGTACTTTTAAAGCATATCAAGACTTTAAATTTACCAATTCAACCACGCTTTGATTATTTTGAGGATGACAAAGATGACCTGGTT